GGATGTTAGCGTTGGTGACAGGCTTGTTATCTGTATTGACGCTGCCGACTGTGTTTCTGGGAATGCACCACTCATATTGTTAATGGCCCTCTCATGCCGCGCCTATTAAATGCTTGCTCAATGACGCTAACGATTGTGCCAGCCTCAGAAGCTACTGCCTGTGAAGCTGATCTTGCGTCAAATGCTGTCACTTGCGGGGAATAAGTCACGTTAACAACAGTACCTCCACCATCTAGTTTATTGTTAGGCGTAATATTTCCGCTTGATTTAGGCGAGAATAGCTCCGGCCCTTTTTCTCCAACAAGATAGGTACTGCCAGAGGCAACTGGCCCGCCAGCCGCTCTTTCTTTAGGGGAACTGTCATAATAACGTGAGACACCACCGCCTAAAGTGCCTACGGCTGGGGTATCGGATGTTCCGAAAGAAAACCCCTTGAGAGCGCTAGTTATCGATCCTGCCAGTGGATCAGAGATATTCTGTTTAATGATAGTTTTAGCAATCATATTGCTAACACTTTTAACAACATCCCCAAGAGATCTAAACTGCATAATAGCATCAGTAATAGCGTCTGAAGTTGAATCTTTCATGCCTTCCATGGCATCTTGCCATGCGGATTTCGCTTTATCGGAAGCCTCTTCAATCGGATTCACCATATCCTCATACGCATTCTGTATTTTGAATAGCTGATTCAGATATGCTTCCTCTGTTAGATACGGCTTTTCTTCGTTCAATTTCTTGATAGCGTCAGTGTACTTAGAGAGCGCGTTATTCCCTAGCTCCGTAGCCCTGGCTCTCTTCTTAATGTTCTCAATTGCCGTCTCTGCCTTATCTGCCAGTCTGTCTTCATTCCTCATCTCCGCATTCATGCGAGCAGCGACACTATCAGCAACTTCCTGTTCAATCTCTTGACGTGCGCCGATAGCTTTATTGCCACGTATTATCATCGCTTCAGTACCTAGAAACTCCTTATCCTCTTCATCTCTAATCTTCTTAAACTTCTTAAATCGTTTCTCATAGAGAGATGTTGCGGCTTCAAGATTTATTCCTGCGGGAACAGACACCTTCCCGTTTTTAGTAAGTTGATCCTTCAGGACTCTACGTTTAGCCCTCTCCATTTTTTTGTAAGCTGCGATTACTTTTCTCGGAGCATCTTCAATATCTTCTGGAACAATTATTGGTGCGTCCAATTTCGCCAATTGACTTTTAATTGTCCCTTCAGCGCCTATAATCTCGTTTAATGCTCTAACTATATCATTAAGGTTTTTAATAGCAGGTAGATTGAATTCCAATAACTTATCACCAAGCCTCTCACCAAGAAGATTAATATTAGTACGGAGCCTTTCTATTGCAGCACTAGCAGTATCAGCCGCCGATTCAGCTCCACCCGCGAAATGCTCCTGCATCGCTGCTGAGAATCTAGGTAAAAAGTCTTCTGTAATTACCTCGCCAGTCTCAAGCATCTTGCTTAACTCGGCAGTAGTTACTCCCATTGCATCAGAAGCTATCTTGAATGCTCCAGGAAGCCGCTCGCCAAGCTGTCCTCGCAGCTCTTCAGCAGACACCTTGCCCTTACTGATCATCTGGGTTAGCGCTCTCATAACGCCGTCTGTATCAGCCGCTGAGAGACGTAGAGTTGCTGCTGCACTAGATACGGCTAAAAATACTTTACGTGTCTCCTCTCCTTGTAGGGCTGTCCCTTTGGTAGCAGCAGATAGTTTGGCAAATCCACTGACTGAGGCTTCAAGGTTGATACCTAGTTTTCTCGTGGTGGAGATCACGAATGCTGAGTTTGACGCAAAATCAGTCAAGCCATCGGAAGCGAACTTCAGCGTCTGGAACATTGCCTCGAACTTGATAGCAGTACGTACACTAAAGATAATCAATCTACGCAAACCATCAGCCATAGCAACGGCGGCGGCTATAAATCCGACCATCCCTAGGCCAGTTTGATTAATTGCTGTGCCTAAAGAGCGAATACGTCCAGCGATAGGGCCGAGCGGCCCCTGATAAGCCGCCATTACGGATGACATCTTAGTGAAGATAGTTTGGTTCTTGCGAACAGTCTTCCCTAGCTTCTCTTGACCTTTAACAGCTGTTTTGAGAGCCTTGTTTTTATCTGCAAGAGCTTTCCGTAAATCAACAGCAGAAGTCCGTCCAGCAACCATTGAGTCCTTGAAGGCACCCATCGACCTACGAGCTTGTTTCGCAGTATTAACAGATGTTTTGAGAGCCTTGTTTTTGTCTGCAAGAGCTTTCCGTAAATCAGCAGCAGAAATCCGTCCAGTAGCCATTGAGTCCTTGAAGGCATCCATCGCCCTACGAGCTTGTTTCGCAGTAACGTCAGACCTGTTTAACTCATTAGATAGCTTGTTATAAGCAGCGATTACATGAGTAGCAGACTTCTTCCCTCCCTCACCAATTCTTCGCGCAGATGCAGCGAATGTGAACGCCTGTCGCCTTGCACTGGCAATTGCGGTCTCAGCATTCTTGAATGGCTTATCGATGCCTTCACCGATAGACTTTTTACCAACTGCCTCTATCTTTTTAACACCAGACAGAAGTTTATTGAGATTGCTGAGAGCCTTCCCAATCTCAATCTCTACATCAATACCGACTTCAGTTGCCACAATAGTCTCCTACTTATCTGAAGACTCTGCCTTCAACTGAAAATATGCCACCCACTCGTTTAATTCACTGATTGACCACTGTTCAATCTCACTGGTGGACTTGTGTAAGTGTTCAGCCAACTGCAAAACAAAATATCGTCCTGAGTCGGCCTTTAGTTTCCCAAGTGATCATCTATGTCATCTGACTCAGTGATCTTTCCAGCTACTTTTGCAAGTATATAAGGATCTACCTTATTCATCAAGGCGAACTTGTCGCCCATAGTAAATAGCTTGTCGCCTTCGCTATCCAGAGCTTTAAGAATGAGTGTATAGGCTAACATTTCGATATTGTCATCCTTTGCCATCGCATAGAGCTTCTTTTGCTCTGCCAATGTGAAAGGCTTATAGTAAACCTTCAAAGGATTCTCCTCATCATCCCCCCACTCTGGAACATCAATAGAATTGATCTCCTTTGCGGAAAAATGGGCCGTCATGTTATCCAATACACTCATTCAATTCTCCTAATTAAGCCGCTACAACAAATGCAAGTTCACCAGATCCCTGGAAGGAAACTGTAGCTTCAACAACTCCATCATGAGCTGAAGAAATAGATACTCCAGTAATAATCACTGTACCAGAAACCTGACCATCAGTGGTGCTGTCGTCAAGAACAGCTACCAACGTACCCGAAACACCTTCCCAGTTCAGGGAGGCATCATCTATTTGAGCAAATCCAAAACCTGCGTCTGCTGTATCATAATAAATATCAGCAGAACCACTCCATGAAGTAGATCCAGCAGCATAAGTTAATGCTGGAGCTGGAGTATTCATTGTTGGAAATGTCGTTTGATATGTTTCAGCAGACATATCAATTGAAAAACTGCGAAGCTCTCCAGCCGCGCCCGATGCAAAAGTGATTGACCCTTCGCTACCTTGAATCTGTGCCATCTTATTTCTCCGTAATTACAAACTTGATAACCTATGGTAAGGCACAGAAACATTCATCTGATACCAACCGTTACTAATGCCAACCCTTGTGGTAGTCGGCAACTTAAAGTTAATCCCGCTTTGCACCGCATTACGGAAAATACCAGACAGTGTATCAGCGTACCCTCTGGCTGTTGCTGATCCGGTATGTTCTGGTGTGAAGATCTGAATCACCAATAAACCAATTTGATTATATTTGGTCATCGTTGAGGACTGATCTTCTCCAGACAGGATAGTCAAACTAATCCAAGACGTTCCTGCCACTGGCGTATAGTCTACACCATCCCACGCTATATCTGTAGTAACCCAATTGTTACTCAATAGAGTTTCTATCGTCTGTCTGTCAGCTTCAAGACCCATGCTTGGCCCTTATTTCCGCTACAGACAATGCAACAAATTGTCTTGGTGCTTGAGTTGCTGTACCTTGCTCAAGATACTCAATATAATTCACACCATTACTAATATGAATTGATTTCATATTAGACGGTATCTTTTTCGTGTTCTGTAACTTATTTACAATCTGTGGAGGACTTTTCTTAGACCCTCTCGTTTTAAAGTTCGCAGCATAACCAATATTCCAATTGCTAGACGAAAAGCCTGTATCTACAGGATTACGTGTCACAATACGGCGAAACAAATCATTCGCAATATCTTTGATCTGAGCGTGAGCATCCCTCTTTATACTCTCGTTGATCTTTTTGATTGATGTGGTGAACTTAATCATCGTAACTGCAAATACCAAAGTGACTGAGATACGTCCTGCTGAAAATCAACAATACTATACTCTACAGAATTGTAAACAACTGTATCATCTTTTGAAGGAGTTGGGGTTAATTCATCCACGAGAAGCATTGCTTTTAAATCAGTTGCAAGAATATGGTCAGCTATATCTTCCTGATCATACTTTGTAATTAAAGCCTTTACTGAATAGTCCGTGGCAGTCTGAGTTACCGCCCCAGTAGACGTGTTGTATGTCGCTGAACTCTGATCCTTATAGGTGATAGACTGCCATAAGGATACCGTTGCATCCTTGGCTGCCTGTACCGCTGACTGGACAGTAGTTAAAAGACTCATCGTATTACTCTAGCAACCCCAATACCGCCACGTCCCGTAGATAATGCGCCCCAATAACCAATCATCTCACGGACGATCTCTGGCAACACATCCAGTCTATCTCCTGCATTGAACTTAACATTTATCTTGTCAGCCTTAATCGCACCAATCCCCTTGCCTTCTGAAGCAGCAGTCAGATCAGAGCTAATTAAATGTCGAGCGAATTCAGCAGTAGCGTTAGTAATGTCTGTCGGGATTTCAGTTGTCGCTACCGAGTATCCATCCTTATCACGTACAGAAGATCTGGGCCAACGTAAAGCCTGTGCTTCTGTATGCTTGTCTCCAATCCAAGAAAGCCTTTCATCAAGAATGCGAGTCGCCATCTTGAGTGCTTTCTCTTTATCATCAGTCGATGCTCCAGTCCATGCTGTAGCGTACAAGTGGTTAGAATGATAGGTATCTGAAGCAGCTACAGTGATATAGCTGTCACTGGAAGCTCCACCTATAGTTGCGTCAAGGGACATCTATTTGCGCTCCAATTCAATCCACCCATCTTTTAACTTCTCGTCTATGTCGTCAGCGCTAACTTTCATAGTCTGACTACCACGTTTCATTGTGATAACTGACTTACGCGCCTTCACGGAAGACTTCATGGTTGGTAGCTCTTCAATCTCTTCTTCGTCTATATGGAGGCTTCCACTGCTCATTTCTGCACAACCCAATCACCCAGCTTGAAGTTCTCAACCTCATCAGGATGTACATCCGCACTCAACTCGCCTTTAACCATGCGAACGAGCTTTGATTTTACCACTGCCTTCTTTTTGGCAGTAGGTTTGCTTTCTACAACTGGTTTTTCAATTCCCAACATAACAATTCCTTAAAAAACCCCCTCCGAAGAGGGGGAAATGCACCGAAGGATTTAGCCAATTAACAGACTGATTGCATCGCTATTCCAGACTTTCGCCTTATACAGAACAGTAATATCAATCATTGCTTTGTTGTAGCCTTTGTAGAAGCTGATCTGATAAACCAGACCGGAGAACGGATCTTCAACTGTCATAACGTCAACAGCAGCGTCACCACCAGCAGGTTTAGCCAAAGGACGCATAGCAAGCTCAACACCAGACTGGTGAAGCATGACATTTGCCGCGAAGCTGTTGCCAACAGTGATAGCCTCATCATCTACAGCCGCCTGACGCAGACCAGTATCACCAATCACAAAGGAACCGCCACTCAACGCAGTATTAACAACGTACTTGTTAGTGGTATCAGCATTGAAAGTGACGATATCACCAGCCAAAATTGTGCCAGAACCTGTATCAGTAGCAATAGTGGTATCACCAATCGCACTTGAAGCGTCATTAACGATGTAGCTAGCACCAGTACCCTTGGTATGAGATACAACCTGACCTGACTCCTTGACCATTGCGCCCTGAAGATCCAGCAAAGTACCCTGACGAAGTAGACTGTCATTGCCGGACTCATTAGCCTTCTGGAGAACTGCCAAGTTCCGCAAGTTTGTACCCGCGTTACTGTTCAGGATCAATGAGAGGCGATTGTCGTCTACAGGAATACCGTTATCAAAGATGATCTGACGTGCTTCAGCCACAGTGTCATGGTTGGAGCTGAAAGGAGTAGTACCAGCAGTACCGACAGCTCGTGATGCACCCTGATAAGCAATAGTAGCAATGTGAGACTCGATGGAGTTAGTGATCCCCTTCATCGCTTGCTTGATCTGATCACCATAAACAGTCTCAAAACCAGAACCGTTATTGACGTGCTTAATGTCTTCACCAGTCCAAGGGATACGAACACTGGCGATCTGGTCCAGAGCCATAGTCTTGGTAGTGACAGTCTGATCATCACCTTCAGGGATGGTCATAGATGGAGTCGCTGAAGTGTTAACAGTTGCTGCTGGAGTCACGAAAGAGCGAACTGTATCGCCCTGAGCTGCTTCCTCTGAACCAGAGTTGATCGTTACTGAAGGGATGAAGCCTACTGCCTCACGGCCCACCTGGTCAGCAGCGATCATGATGTCATTCGCCAGATTAGTTAGTACGTTAGCCATTCTAATATTCCTTTTAATTAAAGTTCGGGTAAAAACCCCGTTAAAACAAAATTGGGTTCCACCGGAACTAAAATCAAAAGGCCAACGCTGTTAACCTGTTTCTTAAATCATATCTGCATGAGTATAATTGTCAACTATTATTTCCCCTTTCCCTACTCTACTNGGTAAAAATAGAATTCTACCTAGTAAAAATAGAATTCTACTCGGTAAAAATAGAATTCTACNNNGTAAAAATAGAATTC